ACGGTTGCAACGCTAGACTCCACCCGGAGCTCGTCCAAATCATCCAAAACAAGCGGTACGCCATTGAATACATCAATGGTTGCATTTGGGGCCAGAATGTAGCCTTTGAGCAGGAAATGCTCTGCGCCTGCGCCATCGTCATACTGTGAGACAGTAAGCGTGGCCCGTGCGGCGTTGGCATTGGTCACTCGTAGCGACTTTGCAATTGTCATGTTTCCTGTAGGAACAGCGTATATCAACGTCTCAGTGGCCGCGCTTGGTATCAGTGCTTTTCTAAAATATTTATTGGCCATGTTTACCCCAGTGCGGATTCATAAGTAGCGGTCAAAATAACCGAAGGAATAGATGGGCAAAACGCCGTGGCAGCCTCTGCTTGAATATGGATATTCGTATCATCCACTGCCCACATCAACTCAAAGTAGTCCCCTCCGTTGAGGTCCAACAAGAAATTCCATGCTGGAACAACCTCTGCCGCCGTGCCTTGAATAGATAGTCGCGTGGCGCTGGCAGGAACATCTATGCCGTTGACTCTTGCCCATACAAAAATAACTCCTGTAGCGCCTGATACTTTATCAAGCTGCATTGAGAACTCAAAGTTGTATACGCCTGCTACATCAACATAGACCCGGGATGTTGGAGTTCCTACGTAGACAGCATAGGCGTGATCCGTTGTATTAAGCGTAACCGCATATGCCGTGTTAACTGCGGCCGCGGTTTGTGTAGTCGTATCGTGAAACGCTCCGTGAGGAAGCAAGGCACTCTGTCCAACGCTGACTGCCAGGTTACTGCCCCCACCTTCATAGAACGAAACCGCCTGGTTAAAGTTGTCGCTCGTAGTAGGCGTGTACGTGTTGTTAAGCTGGAGAATGATCTGCTCAAGCGAACGAACAAGTTGGTTGAACTGCGACGCATCGTAGGTTGCCGATGCGTTGGGCAGGCGAACGTTGGTGATCTTGCTCATCGCAAACCATCAGGCTGAATGTCAACACGCAGTGTTCCGTAGCGCCAGTTGGTGTCTATTTCATTGCTCTCAATACGCAAGCTGATTTGCCTTCCCCTTGCACGAGTGTCCACCTTCTCCGTGTTTGGAGCGATGATGTACGGGTCCAAAGAGCTTGGGCTGGCTGTGGCCTGTGGGTAGGGACGCAACAGCAAATGCACGGTCAAGTTGCCCTCTTGGTTCTTGAAGTCAGGAATAAACCGCTTCATAAACAGCATCTGATCCCCATCTCCAATATCAAAGTAGCCCGACTTGACCAGGGCCGTTATTGCCGCCCCGTTGCCGTTCTTCCCGTCTTCTTGGTTGTATATCAAAGAGCGAACGGCTGTAAGCCCGTTGATCGTGCTAATAGTTGCCTCAGTACTCTCGGGCGAGTATTCAGCAGCAGTTGGTTTAGCGTAAGTACCTAAGTCAGTCCATGCAGTACGCGCCATAGTGCCAATAGACCAGACATTCTCCAAGTAATTGAACGTGACAAACCTGTCGATGTAGTCGGAGGTGTACGAGCAATACCACCAGGTGACCTCATTGAACTGCGTATTGACACCAATATTTACTTTGGTGTTTTGTACGACGTTAAGGTCTTTGAAGACGTAGTCCTGCACAGTACATGCGAGCTTTTTCACTGTTCCGTCGAACATGAAGAACGCATCTTTGCCCATCCAAAAGGCCACGCCATTCACGTCCGCAGAAGCATGCGGGCCAATCAGGCCGCAATTAGAGCCGAGCTGTTGGAAGCCAAAGGTATAGGGCGGACCAATGTACTGCATGCCATGCAAAGCAGTATCTGTCCATATAAGAATCTGTCCCCTGGAACGGTCAGCAGAGACGATGTGATTGCCATCCGTGAGCCGTTGTCCGCCGGCCGTGTTGGTTGCACTCTCAACAAAACTGTTGATGTCCTCCTGATTGGAGAAGCGCACAAACATAGGGTCCTGGGTAGCAGGCGTTCCAATCGTGGACTCCGTGCCAAAACACACCAAGTGCCTGTCAGGTGTAGACACCAAGGCATACGTACTCTTTGTTGGAGCGCCAGAAATAGCCGTTACGCGGGTACTAATACCTGCACTGGTATCAAACAAATAAATGCCGCCGTTCGCGATCTGGCATACAACGTCTTCCCCAAAATTGTCAAACTGCCATACCCGCGAATCAAGGGATACGGAAGTAGAGGGAGGCCGTGGTGTTCCCCAGGTGCTCGCGCCCCACGTTCCTATGCCCCAACCATAGTCCACCGTACTGACCGCGGTTCCTACGTTGATTTGATATGCAGCATCCGCAGTACCTGCGGCGTTAACTGTTGACGTGGCAGCAGCAGGAGAGACAATGGTGTATTCATTGGCGTTTGTAATGAATTGAATCTCAAACTCACCCGTCAAACTGGCATTAGTAATGCCTCCAGGGTTTCCTGTAACGCTCGAAAACGTTACAAAATCTCCAATAATGCAACCGTGAGCAGTGTCATTTACTGTGACGGTAGTGGACGTATTGATTGTGTCAAAAGTGACGCCAACTGCTGTTCTACGGATAGGAGTAACGTCTCCCCACAAAGCACCATACAAGGCATACAGCTTTCTATTGGTGCCCACAATCATGTAGGGCGAACCATCCAAAGCATTCCATGTATATATCTCACTGATCATGCCCACCAGATAAGACGGGGACTCATTGAACTGGGTCCAGCCGCCTATCTTCTCAGGCAGGCCATAGCGAAAGCGCACGTAGTCCGAGTCAATCCAGCCGCCTTCAGCGCCGTACTCTGTGTTTTGTTTGTCTACACCAGGTTTGAGAACTATTCGTGCAAGTGCCATGGCTTATCTAAATCCTGCGGTTTTTTTTGCTATCTTTTTTGGTTGAGCCACAAACTGTTTTCCTTTTGCCTTGCCTACTCGCTTGGCCTTGGTTGTTACAGCATACTCCGCCGGGCTTAGACTTTTGATCGCAGCCTCTGGGAGATACCGCTCACCCGTTTTAGACGAGGGCTTTCCTGATTTGGTGCGCCATTTCTGGTCGCCCCAATCTTTTAGGGATTTCTGTGGAGCTTTCAATCTTTATAACCCCCGCCTGCTGCCTTGTATTTCTTGGCTACAAGTTGAGCTTTGCGTGCTGACCACTGGCCTGCGCCAGTTCCTTGAGTTGCTGCGGCTTTTACCTGAGACACAATCTTCTTACGTAGAGTTGGTTTTGTATAGTTACCCGCGGCGTTAACAGTAGATTTCTTGGCTGTTGTCTTCATTTAAGGCCCTCTTACATTGTCGCCCCTGCCGCCGCAGGAATGGTTGTAATCTCAATAGCTATTGAACGCCGAAGGTTCAAGGCCTGTCCACAGTCCGAACAGGTATCAGCTTCTAGCTCAGATTCATCTAAGTCATATCCACACGCAGCACAAAGCACCTCTATTGCATGCGCCGGCTCAATAAGACCATCAGACAGTGTTCGTGAAACGTTTTGTAATCTCATGTTTTATCCTAAAAATAGGGCGCGTTCATCTTTTCTACGATTCTCCAGCCCTTTAAGTATTTTGCCACCCGCCTTGCAATACTTCAAGAGTTCTTCTGCAGCGCCTTCCATATCCCCGCGCAAAACCTTCTGACGGAGGGTTGAACGCTGTAGTGTTCCCAGACCAACATTAAAACTAAAAGAGATAAGAGCATCGTACTGACCCTGAGTGAGGGGAACAGGACAGAACTGAACCACACCTCGCTCAAACCTAGCCAAATCTGCTTTAAGAATTCCATCGACTTCTTCCATGCTGAATGTGCGGTTGTCTGCGTCTTTGAGGCCAAACCCATCACGCTCTTCTATCTTCATCTTGCCTTGTTCTGGATATAAAACATGGCCGACACCAACAGTCCAAAGACGCGCCGGGCATCTATAGGGCTTTTGTCTTAAACCCTCATGATGCTGGATCATCTTGAGGGCTTTGTCAGAGATGTTCATTTCTTCCCAAATGCCTGTGTACCAAACCAGAACGACACTACAGATGCCCAGATGATTTGAGTCTCGTTATCCCACAGCAGGTCTAGAGCAACTTCAAACGGAACTTCTTTGTAGAACGCAAACCAAAAGCCAAAAATCTCTACAAAGGCGAACAGAATAAACAAGCCATAGGTTATGGCAGGACGCACCATAGCACGGGCGTTTACTACCCACTGGCTAGCCCCTTGACCGATAGCAATGTCGTGCGCGTACAGGGCTTGACGCTCTTGCATGGCCGTCTGTGCGTTGGTTACTTCAGCGTTAATCTGAATCTGTTCCGTCTGGATATGCTCAATCTTTTCTTGCGCTTCTAGGCCAGCTTTCTTTAGGGTCAACTCACGCTCAGTCTGCATCTGCGCCAAGGCTAGTTCATGCGACTTGTCAGCACGGTCTTGGAAGAAGTCAAACAGTTTGGGTAGCCCGCCCATCAAGAAAGACAATAGGGTTGAGAATAGTGTCATCATTTTTTAGCTCCCATTTTTTCACGTTCTTCCAGCAGTTGAACCTTAACTTGAAGCTGGTGGATATCCTTGTAGATTTCTTCTTTCAAAGTATGACGGCGCTCGGCTGAAAGCGGGGAATCGGTGGGGACACCCTCTTTGGTAATCAATGCAGGCATAGCGCCTTCAATTCGTGTCAGGCGCGTGGAGAAATCGTTGACCTGCCCCAAGAGCCAAGCAAGGGATGCCACGATGATAGGAATGACCGCTTTTAATACATCTGCCCAATTCATTTTGACTCCTTTAATTCACGTTTCAACTTACGCAACTCTTTGATTTCTTGCTTGAGTTGCGCTCGCATGTATAAGGTTTCTACATACGCCATCGAGGTTACTCCTACAACAACACATATAGCGACCCCTATCAAAATCCACCAGACAAGCTTCGTAGTTGCCACATCAGCCACCCAAAAAACATAGATATGAACATCACGGCAGTTACTCCACTTATTGTTTCAATGACCTGAATCTCGTCTTGCTCTTTACGCCACCTTGCTAATCTAGTCCTGCGGATCATCTCTGACCTCGCCCATGCTTGCTCTTGTTCTATCCTGCCGTGCATCTTGAGAAACCTGCTGTACAGGTCTTTCAACTCTGCTGGCGCATACACCATTGCCTCACGAACCTGTTCTAGCAACTTCTCCATTTGAAGCTCTATAAGCACCCGCTCCACCGCTTTCTTGCTGGTGTTCTGGGTTGGGTCGTAGTTAGTCTTGGACTCCTCTTCTAGTTCAAGGTAGTGGTTTGTAATCTGCTGTTGGATATCGAAGAGCGACCCAAGGCTTTCGCCGATATCCTTAATAAGTTTGAGTTCGAGGGCTTCGTAGGACTGCTGCTGTTTGGCTTTCGTTTGCGCCACAGGCTTTGCTTCTGACTTGGCTGGTTTACTAGCGAATAAACCAACGAACCAATCAAAAATGCCCTTGATTGCTTTGACATCGGAGATGACTCCCTCGACTGTCTTCTTTGCGCCCTCCAGCTCCATACGCCCCTCATGGAGCATAGAACATCCCTGCTTAATAAAGCCAACAGCGGCCTGCGCCGCCATAAGTAGGGAGAATGGGTCAATGGCTTACTCCGTAGGCTCTGGCTTTGGCAACTGTGGCTCCACCTGACTACGCAACTTTGTGTACAACGGATGAGCGTTGGACTGGGTTGGTAATTGACCGATGATGTTAATTACGTCAACGGCTTCTTGTGCGGTCAGAGTTATTGTTACTTCCATTTATGCCACCTTTGGATATTTAACCTTAACTGCTTGGCAGTCGGCTATGTATTTGTCAATCTGTGCTTGGTCACCTTTGGCTATTCCATCCAAATAGTCAGTCATGGGTGGGTACTCTGACTTACGTTTGCGTTGGTAGTCTTTTGCGTCATATTCCGCTTGAAGGCGAACAATTTCCGCGTCAATTTCTGCGTCTGTCGGGCGTTCTTGACTGTTAGTTTCAAACCAATCAACAGAACCGTCTTCTTTAATCCCAAATCCACAAGTTGGGCGTAAAGAATGTATAGCATTAAATTTATCTGTCATGCCGCAATCTCCATCAAAATAACAGTGCTTGAACTTGTATAAGTACTATCAACACCTCTTCTGTTGTAATACAGTGTTCTTGGTGAATTAGGTAACGCCATTAATTTATAGGTTGTTGCGCTTGTTGTTGCTGGTGAATCAAGATACATAAAGCCAGCAGTAAAAGCATCTGCGGAACCTTGGTTCATTAAAGGAATAAAACTAGCATTAGTAGAACTTGCACCTGTACCAGCGGCTATTGCAGTTGAATTTCTATAAAGTTGCACACCTATATCTGCCGCCGCATCCGAACTACAGCACCCTAAATTTACACAAACTAAAATTTTACTAGTAGCACTTGTTGGAGTAATTGCAGTGTTTAAATAAACAATATAGTCCCCCCTAGGGAATTGGGCTTGCGTTGTATCCCAAGTTTGCACTACTTGCAACACAGACCCCGTAGGCAATCTAGCAGAAGCAATAGTTCCTGTTAACTGTGTAGCAACTATGCTTTTATTAGTCAGTGTCTGGGTATCAGTTGTACCCACCACTGCACCAGCAGGGTTACCTACCCCACCAGCAGGGAATGTAACCCCAGTTGTTCCATCTACGATTGTTGTCATGCTTTACTCTCCAGCGCCACGATTCGGGCGGTTAGTGCGTTGATTGTTTCGGCTTGTGTGTCGTTCATCATTAACTCCTTAACAAGCCATTAGCACACAAGGCACACAGTAAGAACCATCTTCGTATGTGCAAGTTACATGATTGGAAGTGACCTTTGCAATAGTTTTAGACCGCACAATATCATCACCTTGAGCCTTGGCAGTTCCATCGCCAGCAGACATTAGTAAATCACCACGC